ATGACGACCGACTATGTGCTCGAAGTGGCGGCCGAGGATGCCGCAGGCACGCCGCGAGGGACCACGATCACGGTCGATGGGGTGGCATTCGTGTCCAGGATGGCAGCTCAACCCATGGGCGATGGCGCCCTGTGGACGATTGCCCTGGAGAGGGTCTGATGGCATCACAGCGTGAGCGGATCCTGGCCTATGTGGCGACGCTGCTGGCCCCTACGGCAGGGGTGACAGGGGTGTATCGCAGCCGTCAGGATTCAGCGGATCGAACGGAGGCGCCGCTGCTGGTGATCACCCCCGGCGATGATCCGGCGACGGAGTTCAGTATTTGCAAAATCGATCATGACCTCACGCTGCAGGTGGAGGTGTTCGCCGTTGGTGCAGTGCCGGATCAGGCGGCGGATCCGATCGTCTGTGATGTGCACCGCCGGCTGATGGCGGATCGCCGGCTGGGGGGCCTCTGTAATGGCCTGACGTACCTGGGGTGGACGCCAGCAATGGAGCAGGGCGACGCGACGTCGGGATGGTTTTTGATGCGCTACCGGGTGCGTTATCGCACAAGTGTGGCTGATTTCGAGTCGGTAACGTGACACTATCAGCGGTCTCCTGATGCCTGACCTCCATGACGAATATGCCGGCCTGGGCGGCTGTTACGTCGTCGGGGCTGATGGTGTCCGGCGTCGCGAAAACGACCCTTCAGCTCCCGAGGCACTGAGCGATGGTGGCAGTAACTCAGAGACAGTGGATCCTGGCAAAACTGGAGGGAGCAAGCTACGCGACTGATAGCAGCCCAACGTCTGCCAATGGGATTCAGTGCGTCAGCCTGGACGTTCAGCCATTGGTCGGCGATTCAGTGGAGCAGGCCAGGATCCGCCCTTCGTTTGGTGGGTTCAAAAAGCTGATGGCAAATCAGCGCCATGTGATTACGGTAACGGTGGAATTCACCGGTAGCGGCACCGCTGGCACCGCTCCGGCGTGGTCACCGCTCATACTCTCGTGCGCAAGCGCACAGACCATCACCGCCTCGGCCGTGACCGGTTCTGCCACTGCTGGCGGCACCAATACGATCACGCTGGCCAGCGGTGCCAGCGCAGTGGATGGGTTCTACCTGGGGATGCGGATCGCCAACACCAGCGGCACCGGCAACGGCGGCTATGGGGTGATCACCGGATATGTGGGCAGCACGAAGGTTGCAACAGTTCAGCCGTATACCGGAACCTATACGGCTGCCTCGGCCACGGCCTACTCCATCGGCGCGAATGTGCTCTATTCGCCGATTACCCAAACTGATGGGGTGACAGATACCAGCTGCACAATCTATTTCTACGACGACAACATTTTGTTTAAGGCAACCGGCTGCCGTGGCACCTGGAGCGGCGCTGGCCCCTCTAGTGACCGGCCGACGCTCACATTCACGATGGAGGGCATTATTAACCCGGTCACCGATACAAGCGCAGTGCCGCCCACCAGTTACACCAATCAGGTGGACGCGCTGCTGTTCGATCGTGACGGTGCGGGCGCCGTTTCTTTTCTGGGGTATTCCCCGTGCGTGGAATCGTTCACGTTCGATGCTGGCGTGAGCCTGGCGCATCGCAACCTCGTGGGCTGCACCCGAAAGGTGCTCGCTACCGGCCGCGCCAGTAGCGGGTCAGCGACGTTCGAGATGCCGACGATTGCGCAAAAGAACTATTTCGCGGCCGCGCAAGATAACAGCGGCGCCAGCGATGGGATCTTTACAGTGAGCCTGAACGGTGCGGCCGGTCGGACCGTCACCTTGCTGGCCCCTAATTGCCACCTCGGGCAACTCACCCGCTCCAGCTCGCAAGGCATTGAGATGCTCAATGCGCCGTTTGATTCTGTCCCTACCGTCGGCAACGATGAGTGGAGACTTATTCTTTCCTGATTCCTTATGTTCAACATTACCCTGAGCGACAGCTACGAATGGTCGGTTGAACTGGAGGTGCCAGGCAATAGCAAGAACGATCGATCTACGTTCAAAGTATTTTTTCGCCGGCTGGATCAGGCGGAGATCAATGAGGTGCAGGCGCTGATTGATCGCCAGCGGTTCCAGGCTGCTGATGCCCCGGTGCTGATCAATGATCAGATGCTGGCAGAGCGGGTGCTGGCTGGCTGGCCGGAGGGCGAGATCACGGAGACGGTCAAGGGCGAGGCGGTGCCGATTGCCTATTCCGTGGCCGCTCGGGCATCGCTGCTGGCCGTTGCAAAAGTGGCGTCAGCGATCACTGCTGCATGGCGCGAGAGCCTGCAGGATGCCAGGGCAAAAAACTGATTGGCGCTGGCCGGCATTGGGCCAGGGCCCAGACCGGCCGGCGCGAGGATGTGAGCGTGGCGAATAAGCAGGCAGAGCTGTTCGGCCTGCCTGCGGAGGCACAGATCAAACCGAAGGCTCCTGAAATGTTTGATGTGTGGCCGGAAAATGCTGAGGCGTTGAAGATGTTCCTCAGAATGGACACACAATGGCGCACCAGCATGGGCGGCGTGGTTGGGCTGGATCTGTCGGTGCTGCTGGGCGGTCGTGGCCTGGCAGAGCTGGCGGAGGGTGATCCAATCAGGGTGCTCTATGACGACGTGCGATTGATTGAGACTGGTGTGCTGATGGAACTCGCGGAGGCTAGAGGCTGATGGCTGTTTCGATGGAGACCGTCCTAAAGCTGACGGCACAAGTATCAGGAGCGAACAATATCCAGCAGGTCGGCAATTCGCTAAAGAATCTGTCGGCTGTAAGTCAAATGTCAGAGCGGACAATTGATAAGCTCTACATTGCCACGAAACAATATGGGCAGGCAGCAGGCAATAGCGTCAACAGTATCAATCAACAGATCAATGCACTAACGAATCTACGCAATGCGGTAGATCCAACGTCTAACCGCTATAAGGTGCTGACTAAGGATCTGCAGGCCTATGAGAGGCAACTGCAATCCCTGAACGCAACGCAGCAGCGGCAGCAGGCAATGCACAGCGCTGGCGGTGCGGCGGCTGGGGCGCTGATGATGGGCGGGGGGATGCAGGGCGCCCTAGGGGCCGGTGCCGGGGCGCTGGCGATGGCTGGCCCTGGCGGGATGATTGCCGGCGCTGGGCTGCTTGCCGGCGGCGCGCTGATCGGAACTGGCGTCAGTAATGCCATGGACGTGGCGACGCAGACACGGGCGATTTCGACGCTGAGCGATGACGCGGCAGGCCTTACGGCACGGATCCAGGACCTGGTGCGGGAGCAGGGCTACCTCACGGACCGGGCCACCGCTGGGGCGGCTGCCTATGAGATCCTCTCCAGTGGCTTCAGCTCGACGGATGACGTGCTGAAAATCCTGCGGGCATCGTCAGAGGGTGCCGCCGGGGGATTCAGCGACATCAAAACCGTGGCGGATGCTGCTACCTCGATCCTGAACGGATATGGGATGAGTGTGGAGCAGGTGAATAAGATTGTGGCCCAAATGGTTGTCACGCAGAATGATGGGAAGATCAAAGTTAACGAATATGCGCAATCAATTGGGCGCCTTGTCCCAACTGCTGCAGCCGCAAAGATTCCGCTTGAGCAGATCAACGGGGCAATCTCTGCGCTGACAGCTCAAGGCGTGCCGGTTGAATCTACATTCTCTGGCATTAACCAGATGATGAAGTCAATTATTAAGCCAACAAAAGAGGCGGCGGATCTTTCTAAGGCTCTTGGGTTGGAGTTTAACGCCCAGGCCCTTGCGGCTAAAGGGATGGCCGGATTCCTGGAAGATGTCGCAAAGAAAACCGGCATGAGTACAGATGCTATGGCGATTCTGTTTAGCGATATTGATGGCTACAAGGCTGTCGTCGGATTGATGAATGACAGGCTGGTCCGACTGAATAAATTCACCGAAAACAACGCCAAGGCAACTACGGAAGCTGGTGTTGCAGCGCGAAAAGCTATTGATCCGGTAAAACAGTTTGATAGCGCGTGGAAAGATTTTTCCGCAACACTAGGTGATCTAGTATTGCCGGCAATCAATGCAACACTTCAAGGAGCGACTGGGCTGATTCAGCTGCTTACATCAGAGCAGTCTGGAAAAGCGCTGAATAATATATTTAAGCTAGGCTCATATAGCAATCTTGCTGGAGGAAGTGGCATTCGTGAGCTGGAAACCGCTGGCTTAAACG